GCCGCTTGCTACTGCTTGCATCAAAGATTGCGATTCGCCGCCAAATGCTTTTTGAAAAGCCGTAAGGATTGATTCGATGGCCTGGTTGACCTTCGGTGAACTGGCGACGATGCTGGCAAGTTGATCAAACCAGTTCTTGATCGACACTGCGGCGAATTCAAGTTGTTCTCCAAAGTCACGGTGTTGGACGCCTGCTGCCTTGACCTTTTTTCCTAGTTCCTCTAGAATGCCGATGCGCTTGGCTTCGAGTTTTTCAACAGCATTCAGGTCCTGCTCAGACTTGTTGAGCGAGGCAGCATACTTTGTTTCGGCATGGGTCAGATCCATCTTGCCGATGGCCATCTCGATTGAGCGCGTGCGGCCAGTCAGCAAAGCACTGGAAACCATGTCAAGCATCTGCTTCGTCGGGCCGAGTCCCTGATTCTGCAAGACGAACGCGGCGGAGCTCAATGTGCCAAAATCGGCTGCACTCAACTTCACGTCTGCGGCGAGCAGCTTGGCGGACGATTTCATCATGTCGAACTTCGTGACCGTGCCGAGGGTGCCTTCCTGCATCTTGGCAAGAATCTCGGTAGCATTTTCAGCACTGCCGGCGAAGCGATCCAGCGTGTTCGCGACGTCGTTGACATCCGAGCCGCGGTTGCCGAGCGCAGTTATCGCAGCCGTTAATGCAACCACGCCCGTGACTGCTGCACCCACGACTATAGCGACGCCTCCAAGGGAATCGTCAAAGCCCTCGGCAAACCTCTTCACGCGACCGGCGATGAGCGTGAGGGCGCTGCTGACTTGATCTTCAATGGCGATCTGTCCGGTCAGGGTGCCTATATTCATACTACTTGTCCTTCGTAGGAACGCTGAACGCTACGACGATGGCTCGGGCGATGGCTAATTTTTCTTGCCACGTTTGCGGACGATTCTGTTGCGCGTCATCTCCGAACTTGAGCAAGAAGTCCTCAAGTTTGTAGGGAGGTTGCTTCGGCCCGCGATTGACGTTGGCGATCATGACCGCGATCGAAGCCGCCCTGTAATCATCTCGGACTTCCCCGAACGGTTCCAGTCTCGCATAGTGCTCCCATTCAGCGAATTGCTTAGCCGTAAGACTTCGAAGCATAGCATCGACGTTTACCCTTCCAAGTCTCACGGCCAACCGGTATGCGAAGCGGCGCCTTGGCGAGCGCTTCAGCCTTTTTTTACGTCTTCGTCCGCCTTGACGTTCATCCCGTTCAAGGTCAAGATCTCTCGTACGATGCGCTCGGTCACCTTGTGACTTTTGGCCCGGAAGACGACGACGTTCTTGGGATCGAGTGCGATGCGGACGCCTTCAGCATCGACCAGGCTCTTGCAGATCAAGCGTAGACCAGCTGTGCGCTTCGCTTCCCCCTCATTGGCTTCGCTCCACTCGATGAGGTCGCCAGCCGACAATGATCCGATGCGGAAGACCTGCCCGGGCTTGAAGCCGGGAATCTCCGCATACTCTACGTCGTCAGACGCGGTGATTTCTTCCATCGACAAAACTTTGTTCTCGCTCATAGCAGGTCTACCCTTCTGGTGGACGTTAGAGAAGGACTTAAACGACATTGTTCAAGCCCTTCTCCAACATGGTTACTTACCCGACTGAGACGCCGCCAATGGACATGAGACCGCTGAAGCGCAGCGTCACGTCCGCGGAGAGCTTGCCGTCGACCGGAGCCTTGGGCGCGATGCTCTGCACCTGTCCGCTCATGATCCACACGATCGCGCCGGGGAATGTCACCTTGTAGCCGGTGACCTGGTTGTCGATGATCGCCTTGTAGAGACCGGTCAGGTGATCGTGCGTCCCGTCCGTCGGCAGGAAGTTGAGCGGCAACGTCATCGCGCCGCGCCGCAGCACGCCGAGGACGTAGGCGTCAATGTCGATGTTCTGCGTCGTCGCATCGTGTTCGTTGCGCGACAACGCTGGTGGAGTGATGTCGCCGAGTTCGGCGATGGTCGTGAATGTGCCGCCCGGCGTCGCCTGCCGGGCAACGAGAGTTCCGTGTGAACTGATTGCGAGTGTCATTGTTGTGATCTCCCTCTTACGGTTGCTTCTCTACCTCGATGTTGAACGTGAACCGGACGCGATTGAGTTCATCCAGTCCGGTATCTGTCGGCTCTTGTCTTGCTATGATGCTCAGATACGTCGTCCCGCTGAGCACTGTGTTGAAAATCCCATCCAAGGAATCATACGCTTCCTTGGACTTTGCCCGTGCGTCGATTGGATTGAGAGCCCTCACGACAATTTGGACAGTGGGCTTGACCGTAGCTACATCAGGAGAATTTTGCACCCGGGAAGGTGCTAGTCCTCCAGTCTCGAAAAGAGAGATGTAAGGTCCGTCACCGACGGGGATCGTTGCACTCGACCCCATGAAAACCGTCGAATCAACGATGCCGACGCCATCAGCCTGCAACTTGTTTCCCAGATCGTCCAAGAGAGACACAGCTTTACTCCTTATCTAACTGCAAGCGTGCGGCCAGCTTTGACGCAAGTATGGGTTGCAGCTCATTGATCGGGCCCTCAAGAAACTTCGGTCCCGTGCCGTCTGCGTTCCAATGGATCCCGCTGCCCCGGGCTTCTGCTATCACCCATGATGGTGGGGAATGTTCCGAGGGGTGCTCGTGGACGGCGATGGCGTAGTCCTGTGCAGCGCCACCGAAAGAAAGCGTGACTGCAATATGCCGTAGCGTTCTTACCGGTTGATGCACCATCCCGCTGGCTCGTAGCGTGCCACCGTCAGGCGCCACCGGGCATCGGCGCTTGGCTTCTGTCATCGCAATCTGACCTTCCAGATAGATGGCCTGTGCGACGCGATCGGGAAACTTCTTGCTGATCGCTTTCAGGATCGCGAGCATATCGTTTAGACCCTTCACGTCGTCACCGCCTTAAAAGCTTCGGTGTATTTGTATCCAATGTGCTTCCAGTTGAACCGATCTTCGTGGGCGCGCTTCATCCCGAGGTCCGCAAAGTGTCTGCGGAGGGGTTCATCACGATAGAATTTATTGAGAGCGCTCACGAATCCGACTTCATCAACGACCCCTCCGATGATGTTGAGGTAAGGAGGACCGATGGCAGTAGAGGAACAAGGGACCTGGTAAGCGCAACCCTCGGTCAGCTCCTGAAGCGCAGACCACGCCGGCACGATCTGCGGGACTCCGCAAGCCATCCCCTCAAACGTCGTCAACCCGAAGCCCTCGCCTTGCGTCGTCGTGACTTGCACGTCAAAGCAGTTGTAGGTCTCCCGCATCGCTTCCTCTGGGACGCCGTAAAAGACGTCAGGAGAAACGAGGGCCAACCGGTCGATGATGCCGTAGTATTTGGCAAGGTCCTTGATCTGAACGCCGGTATCCCCTGTCGGAGCAACATGCAAGAACAGGTAGGCATCGCGGATGTTGTTGTTCCGGATCCATTCAGCAAAGTACTTGATGGTCAGGTCGAGGCGCTTGCGTGGCTGGTTGCGGTTGACGTTGCCGACGATGAATGCGTCCTGGATGGATCCGAGCCCCTTGGCAATCCGTGCCTCCTGCTTGTCTTCCTTGAAGTAGTCATCGGTGTCTACCCCCAGCGGAATAACGTTACAGGGCCCTTTATACCCACCCGCGATAGATTCATTGCAGCCGAACTGCGTCCAGAAAACGGCCAAGTTCAACCCGTTCAAGTCTGCTCCAGCACAGTTCTTTCCGTCTACTGCTACGATCGCAACGACGGGGACGTCCGCATACTCAGGAAACTTCGCCAAAGTCCTGAGGTAAAAAGGGATGTTCCAAGGATCGTTTTGAAGAACGATGACGTCGGGCTTCACGAGGTCGCACATCCAGATCAGCCGGCCATACCCAAACATGTCGCCGCCGACGGCAGCAGCATAGATCGGGTAGGGGTGCGGATGTGGATCGCCACGGTAGTTAATGCCGAGCACCGTGACGTCAAAGCTATGTCGTGCGACGTCTAGGATCTCGTGCGTGGCTCTTGCGAACCCGCTTGGACATGCAGCATCACCGACCCACAGTAATTTTTTCACAGTGCACGCTCCCAGAAGCCTTTTATGATTGTTTCCCAATAGAATCGAGACAGCACGACCTCACGTTCCGTCTTGTCGACAGGACGCGGAGGATGAGAAAGAATGTGCATGAGCCTTTCAGTAAGTTCGACTCCTGAACATTCAGGAACGAATATAGCATGCCCCTGGAACCCACGTCGCATGTCAGAGCGGTCGAAGACGATGGGCCGGGCACCGCAAGCTAGTCCCTCGATGCAAGGCATCTCGAAACCTTCGACGTGTCGCAACCCCGAAACCCATGCACAGCTCTGGTAAACCTTGGCAAGGGCTTCGTCAGTAATGCCGTGTAACGTAACCCAGTTCATAGGAGGAGCATGGACCAATCCTACCGGCTGCGGCCCGAGGTGAATCGCTTCGACGCCGAGATGGGTCGCTGCGGTCACGACTTCTTCGATGGCTTCGGCTCCCGGGCCAGCGACGTAACCCGTCGTCAAGACAGCTCGACGAGGACCGTGAGCGGGGGGCATTTTTGTGAACTCAGGATCGATGCCCAGAGGAGAGAGGTAAAGATTCGGTGTCTTGAGATAGTAATAGGACCAAACAGCACTCGCGCGCTTCCACAACTGATGCCACGGGCCTTCGCCGGCCGTCTTGTAGCAGTACTGGATGACGGCGAACTTCAGTTCGGGGCGTGCTGCAGCATACGCGATCGCGTCGTTGGCAATTACATGCAGAACGTGAAATTCTGCTTGCTGTGGATCCTTGACGATCTCAACCCCAGCAGGAGCATAGCTAGCAAGTGCCCGTGAAACACGGAACATCGCTTGACTTAGATGCGCCGGTGGTTCAACGTAGACCTTCATGCCGGGTGCCTCACGATGAAGTCCGAGTGCATGGCGATCTTGAAACCCTTCGAGCGTGCGTCTTCACACCACCCGACGAGACAATAATCATTCTGGATCCGGCACTTGTGGGCGACTTCAGCACGCATAACCAGGCAACTGCCAGCGCTGTCCAGTTCGGTGAGACCCTTCTGCATCCCGATGTGATACGGCTCCATCGGGACGAACCGTTCGCCGTTCTTCCGGAATCCCCAAATATCATAGAAGAACGCGCCGGCAAAGATCATCGGTGCGAAGACATCAAACCCGCCGTCTCGACGCACAGCCATGTCGATAAGAGACCCGATCGTATGGAAGTCCCACAGGAGGTCGCTTTCGACGTAGACAAGCACGTCGTCATCGTCCCGGACGGCGTTAAAAATCGTGTTACCGACTTCTGAGAGTGCCTTGAGGCGTTCGGGATTTTCCGTGGAGCCGAACCAGGGTTGCCCATGTTCATGCTTCACGACGCTCAACTGGATGTGCTTCGCCATCGAGCTAAGTAAGAGTGCTGATTCAGTCCTGTCTGTCGAATCGCCTTCGACGGCGATAACTCTGACGTTGTGATCAGGGCCGGCGTGAAGTTTGAGATCACTCACCTGATCAAGGTATCGTGGCACGTAATGTGCAGAGTTCCGGAAGGCCGAGCCGATGACGATGTTCATACAGGCTTTCGATCTATGACGAACATCCCGTTGTAATCGACAGACGCCAGAGACACGGTGTGTATCGTGCTGTGCTGCTCGGACATCCATGTGAAACACGCACGCAATACTTCTGGGAAGACCAGATCATGGACCGCCAACCGGTTGGCAATCGGCCATACATTGCGTAAATCCGTCAGTGCTTCTTGTTCTCCATGATGCCCGTCGACAAAAACCAGGTCAAACAGAGGAGGCTGCGTCTGTAGGAACGCAGGGATCAATTGTTGTGAAGCCCCTTCGAGGTATATCACTCGACCCGTGTATCCCAACTCTTTAAGAAGTTTCTCGATGTGCGCGTTAGACCCGCGCCCAGTGCCGCCACATTCTGTTCCCCACGTATCGCAAAGGACAAGTTCTTCCAACTGAGGGCTTGCCTCGACAACCGCTCGTAAAGACGCCCCTTCTTGCACCCCAATTTCCAAATAACGCCGGACGGGGCATAATTTCGCAAGAGCTTGGGTGTGTGGAAGGTTAAGCACGGGTTATCCTCTTCGACATGAATCGGGCCGGCACGCCTCCC